AAATACTCTATCATTAGCTGCAATAGCATAAGGACTATCTGTGTTGTCAATAGATGACCAAGGATTACCACCACCTAAACCTGTCCATTGTGTACCATTATAGCCTTCCCAGGTAACTAGTGTTGCATTATATCTAATTGCACCTGTGTATAAACTACCACCAGTAGGTCTTTGAGCAGTTGTACCAGTTGGTGGAACCCATGCACCTGTGCCAGCCTGGTCTCTTGTTAGATAACCTAAAACAGCTCTTTCTGTAGGAACTGATTCCGTACTATTTCCACCTAGAGTTTCGTCTGTACTAAATTCATTAATTGTTGCACCTATTTCAGCACCAATAGAACCAAGTTGTAATTCAGAAAGACCTGAAAGGTCAAAGGCGTCTGCGTTTAGTGTAGCAGTACCAGTTGATTGTTCAATTCTAAATAAATCACCAACTCTAAAGTCACCTTTTTGGTCTGTTGATGAAAAATAAACACGACCACCATTTGTTTCTATAACTTCATCATCTTGTGAAGCTGCTTGAGAAACACCAACACTACCTGGATAATTTGTATCTGCAAAACCACCAGTACCAATATCTAAGAAGTCATGTCCTGTTAATCGAACATTTGAAAACTCATTTGTAACTGTAGTTGTTGTTCCTTCAGTAACGGCTTCGCCTGTACCTAGAGCAAGAGTAAGTCTTACCATTGCTGTTTGTGCTGTTGTATTAGTTTCTGTTACAGCACCAACTCTAAAGAATGTTGAATTACCTGCAAATCTAATATTAGCACCGATAGGAATAGCAGTTGCACTTGACAATGTTCCATCAGTCGTTTTAATTGCAATAAGAGCATTTATTTGTCCAATCTGAGCAGCTGTACTATCACCAAATGTAGTGGATAAATCTGCTGTAAATGTAGAACTATCTTCTTTTGTAATAGTAATAGTTTCGCCTTGTTGAAAGTTACCTGTTCTATTTTCAATATAAAGCGTATCTTTTGAAATTTGATATCTAAAGAAAGTAGCAGTTGCGCCTGAAGTATTACCTGTTACTGTAGCAGTACCAGAACCGTTTGCTGTAATTGAACCTGCAATATCCGAAGTTGAACCTGTACTGATTGTAGCAGGTTGATAAAGTAAATGTTCACCTCTAGTCTGTACTGTAACTGCTGTTTCGTCAGCTGATGAACCATCAGCAACAGCACCTTGTTCACCATAAGCAGATGAACAGTTTAAACCTCTAATAAATCCACCTGTTTCTGCAAAAAATGATTTATCACAATAGTATGTGAAGACAGAAACCATCTCTCCACGACCAGTTCCGATTGCGTGAACACCAACACCATCTGAGTTAATTTGTGTAAAGTCATTTGCAAGAATTGATTTATTACCAACAGAAGCTAAATTTTTGTGCAAATTACCATCAATTTGTATACCTGTAGCATTAGCATTAACTGAGGAACAATCTTGAATATATGGTGAAGATGTTAAAATTGCACCTTCAGGATCCAATGATGTTACAGCAGGTCTTAATGTTGAAATTCCACCACCTACTGGTGTACCTGTTAATCCTTTAAATGAAAATAATGTGACATTGGTTTGATTATTAACAAGCAACATATTAGAAGCATTGTTATTTTCTAATGAAGCAACAGTAGCTGTTAAAGTACCTGTACCTCCACACCCTAATTTTGCAACAGTAAAATCAATCGTGTCTGAAACTGCATAATGATAACCGCCGTGATAAATTGTTATACTAGAAAATACATTTGAAGATATTGTAACATTTACAACAACACCATTACCAGTCCCACTTGTTGATGATTGGTGTATAAAACTGTATGTTCCGTCGGTTGCACTAGCAATTGTAGAACTTGTTGTTACTGTTTTAATCTGAGAGCCTGTACCAGTTGCCGGTCTAATTTCTGTTCCTCTTAAACTTTCACCTCTAAGAGTAACTCCAGCCGGAACAACCATAGGCAACTGCTCTTTATAAACTCCATTTTTAACATAAAGAACATCACCTACTGAAACTGATTTAACATCAAAAGTAATGTTTGATGAAGCAGTAGGAGAACCAACGCCGGTAATTGTAATTGTATCACCCTCAGCGTGGCCAGTACCACCATTTGTGATTGTGATTGTTGCTGTTGATGAACCATCTAACACAACTCTAGCTGCAAATCCTGTTCCTGAACCTGTTGTTGAAGCTTGTGTTACATCATAAGTACCAGGAGTACCGCCAGTTCCTCCTGCAATACTTTCAACTTCAATTATATCACCTGATGTGGTTTGTTTTAAAGCGTAATTGATTGTTTTGTAAGGTAATGTTTGAGTACCTGGATTACTGTCTGAACCTGAGTTTGCAACCCATTTAACATTTGCACCTTCAGCATTTGACCATTGTACATCTGTACCATTTGTTGTTAAAATTGAACCCGATACACCTATAGGCAATCTTGTTGTTTGAGAAGAGTCACGAACAATAATGTCACCTCTAGTAGTTAATACATTTGTTGTACTACCTTGTGCAAGTAATTGCCATTTAGTTGCGTCTGTTCCTGGTGTTACACCTAAAATTATATCTACGATTGCAACATATGAAGATGAAGCATATTCAACAACTTCACCAATGAGATATGTTGTGCTAGCACTATAACTGGATTTCCATTCAAATCCTTCACTTAAAGTTTTCCATTTTCCGTCAACTGTGGATGTACCTGCACCAAAAGGTCTACTTGAGGTACTATCAATGATAGCCACCATAGAGTAACCACCATACTTAACAACATCACCTGTTTTGTATGCTGTTCCGTGTGAGTAATCTCCTAAGGCATTAAAGCCAGGATTTAATAAATTCCAATCTGAACCATCTATTGGTGTTACTCCTGATTGTGGAGTTGAATTTACATATACATAAGAATACCCGCCATATGTTACAACATCACCATCTTGGTAAGTTGTACCTGCATTATAACTATCTTCAAATTGTAAACCCTCTGAATAAACTGTGAAACTGCCAGTTGAGAATGTTGATGTAGAAGTATGAGCTGCTGTACATTTATATTGAAATGCACCAAATTTGACAACATCATTTACTTTATAATATGATGAGGCCGCCCAATCACCTCTAAAATCTAAACCATCTACAAATAAACTAAAGTTAGATGTATTTAAAACAGCAGTTTGTGGAGAACCAACTTTAGCTGCTGATGTGTGTTCCGTGGTACATCTATATTGTCTACCACCATATTTAACAATATCATTTAATCTATATTGTGTACTTTCAGCATAGTCGCCTCTAAAAGTAATACCATCTAATTGTTGTTCGAAGTTTGACTGGTTTAAAACTGCACTTGATGATGTGTGAGCAGTTGTTGTTCTATATTGTTTACCACCGTAAGAAACTAGGTCATTTAATTTATACCAAGTTGAATTTGCGTAAGTACCTTTGAAAAATAATGATTCTGATTGCAAAGACCAGTAGCTTGTGTATGTGCCAGGACTTGTATAAAATATGTTTTCGTTTGCTGGAGCTGTGTGATTTTGAATACACACATAGGTATTACCACCGTATTTAATAACATCATCAATTAAATAGGCAGTATCAACAGCCCAATCGCCTCTCCATTTAAATTTTATTCTGCCTAATTTGAAATCTGCCATGGTTTACCTTTAATTCTTTATACTATTTATACGAGTTTATACTGCTGATTGCCAAGATGTTGTCGCTACAGAATATGTTGAACCCTCTGCCGTGTCGAAATCATCTGTTGTCAAAGCTGTTGCCCCTCTACTTTTGTTTTCTCTTTTTACAAAGTAACCATTATCATCAATATGATATGTTGCGTCACCATCTTCAAATACATATTGTTGATATTTGTCACTTGTATTGTTTTTATATTCTTTTTCAATACGACCTATTGCAACTTGTGAACCACTAAAAGGCGCAATTTTAAAAGTAACTACACTTGAAGCATATGTCCAAACTTCGTCAATAGGTTGTTTAACACCATTTAAAAATACAGCAATTCTTGTGCCATCTAAAACTGGTGTTGTTAATGTAAAAGTCGTATCGGAACCATCACCTGAGAAATATTGTGTTCCTGTTTGTAATTTTGTTATTTCATCTGTGTAATCAACTTTAGATGGTAACTGTCTGTTACCATTTTTATCAGTAGGACTACCGCCGTCAAAATCAATACTATCTGTACTATCTTTATCAACTTTTGTATAGTATAAAAGTCCCTCAGTTGTTCTTCTCAGAGCATGAAATCCCTCTTTACTTTGTTGACCAACTGGTGTTACATATCCTAAAGTTGCCATTAACTAATCTCCAATATACTAGCATATGTTTCTACATCTACAGACGAACTGTCTGGATTAGGGTCTGCATATATTCTAAGAATATCATTGTTTTCTAAATTAATAGGTTTGTCTAAAACTAAAGTGTTGTTTGCTGGGACTTCTAAACTTCTACCTACATGTCTAAATGTAGAACCACCATCTATTGTAACTTTAACATTTACTTTAGCTGAATTTGTTGCACTTAGATTTGAAATATAGATAGCATGAATAACGGCAGTTACACTACCACCAGCAGTGTACATATTACCTGTTGCGTCATCTAAAACACCAACATCAAGTCCTGCATTTTTAAAACTACTCGCCATTTATTATCCCCCGAATACTATAGCATACGCTAATGCGTCACCATCCATAGCAACTGTACCTGATTGGTTTGGTAAAGTAATTGTCCTATCAGCAGTTGGTTCTGCAACTGTTAAAAAAGTTTCATAAGAGTTTGCTAAATTGCCTTCAAATACTAATTTAGCACCTTGGTCCAGAATAATATTACTTGTAGTTATATTTCCTGCTGTTGTTACAGAATCAAGTGTAACTGAAGCCGCACCACCCACTTCTTTAACAACACCACCAGTTGTTTTTGTAAAAAACTTACCATCTGTGATATTCATTGCCAACTCACCAATTGCTAATGAACCAGCAGCTGGTATGGCTAATGCCGTTTCACTTCTTTTTGGTTTTATTACCGTTGACATTATTTACTGTGTTTTCTAATCTGTTTGATAAGTTTATCTTTAGTAAGTCTTTTGTCTAACTCAATGCCTAGTTTTCTACCTAGTTTTTCTAACTCTGATTTTGTTTTTGTCTTTA